CCTTTGAGCCCTTCCTTTTTCCGCTGGGCTGCTTCCACCAGTAAGTCAATCAGGATTTGCCGTGGGTAGCTATAGTAGTCACAGCAAACATTGTCATCCAGATACTGAACCAGTTCAGCAATGTTTCCCTCCGCAGCTAATTCAGCAAAGAGAACATCCTTCATGTGCTTCTCTGCTTGATCGTAGGATTCAAACTCCTGTCCGTCATCGGTTCTGTATACCGTCTTTACTGCCATTGAAATTCTCCTAAAATAAAACACCCTAGCCGGGCGGCATACTCGAAGTAACTAAATCCGCCCGGAGGGTGTATGGTGTTGAGATGACTAACGACTACTTCTTCTTGCCCTTCTTGGCCTTAGCTTTGGCCTTGGCAGGAGCCTTCTTAGCTCCCTTCTTGCCCTTCTTGGGCTTCTCCTCCTCTTCCTCTTCGTCCTCGTCGTCCTCATCCTCGTCGGAGTCATCGTCATCATCGTCGTCCTCTTCATCTTCGTCCTCGTCGTCGTCATCCTCGTCATCGTCGTCATCCTCTTCGTCTTCCTCTTCGTCATCATCCTCGTCGTCGTCCTCGTCGTCGTCGTCGGAGTCATCATCGTCGTCATCGTCTTCCTCGTCATCGTCATCGTCCTCCTCGTTGGCGGCAGCCTTGCCCTTCTTGCCCTTCGCCTTGTCCTTCTTGTTAGCAGCCTTGCCCTTCTTACTCTTCTTCTCTTCCTTGAGTTCGACTTCGCTGACGCCGATGCCCTTATGCTTATCGCCGTCCTCGTCCTCAAGCGTGAGGAGGAACCCGTCCTTGCTGACGTTCAGCACGACGCACGTTCCCAATTCCTCATGCTCCACTTCCTTGCCCTGCTTGATGCCGAGCGACTTCGCAGTCACATCTTTACGCTTCATGTCCTTCTTACCTTTCTTTTTGCCGGAGTCATCATCGTCATCCTCTTCATTAGCATCCGGCGTCTGCTCGAAGAGTGATTTAAGCTCCTTATACGATAAGGGCTTTAGCAATTCATCCAAACAGTACGCTTTGGCAACAATGTCCTTTGTGTACTGCTTCTTTCGTTCTTTGAAATCGACGCGAGCTACCTTGTAGGTGGGTCTGTTATTAAACGTTCCTTTCTCGATCCCCAGCTTCAAGGAGAAGCCTTCCTTCGGATCGGCATAGTAAGTATAGTCCTCGTCGTCGTCCGCTAGGTTGACGGCAACATTCAGTTGCTTCCCAAAAATGAAGTGAGCAATGTCCCAGATCTGGATCCCTTCGTCCTTATTATCCAGATCGATGACGTTATAAAGCTGACGATGCGATGCCCGCAACGCCCTGGACAAATCGGTGACTCCATTCTCGTCATACTCCCTTTGCTGGGCTTCGCAAACCGGACACCTCTCCCCAAATGTTTCTTTCGGGCAGACGTAAGGCTTCTGATCTGGCCCAAGACCCCTATGAACATAGAAGTCCAGTTTGACAGTAGCTTTACCTTTGTCGGCGTGCGGATTCTTTTTGCCAGCGTAGTAAGGGATAATGTCAACCCGCTTGGGCTTGTCATCATCGATCTTAAAACGCTTGGCATCACTCGGGAGTTCAACAGTCGTGGAAACAAATTCGTCGTTACTCGTTCGGTCATCGACGATCCTTCCACTATCTTCGCTACGGCGTTTCATTTAATTCCTTTCTTTCTTTTTCTTGTAATCTCGTACTCCTGGGATTCGGGAATCTTTCATACGTTCAATGTCTTTGTCTTTCATGCCTCGTGGGGTTTTGGGAGCGGCGAAATACTGGATACTAAACAAATAGATCAAGTCGCTGATGGCTTTGCCTCGAGCGACCAATCTTTCAACGGCTGCCTGAATGACAGCCACTTCGAACTTGGCTTCGACGACTGCACCGGGTTCAGACTTGGACTCCATTTGGATAACCAGTTCGTTTTTGATAGCCCCTTCCGATATCTTGGACATATCGTACTTTTGGGGATTGTTCCTGATCCGCTTGTCGATCTGAGCCTCTTTCAGTTCAAGTGCGGACTTGGCAATGTCCAGTTTACGCTTAGCGACTGCCAGAGCTTTACCTGCCTTGCCAACCATCTTCTCGTGCTGAATCCATTCCTTGTCCAATCTGAACTGATCGATCTCGGCGAACTCGAAATCGTCCAGATCATAGTCACTGTCATCCACAATCCTTTTGCTTTTCTTCTTCATTGATACTACCTCCGTTCGGGTTTCGTGGTGTTCAATGCAAGCCCAATTGTGCCACACCGGCCAAAGGAAATCAACCCCATTATTTCCCCCGTTTGCTGAATACACTTATAGCCTGATAGCAGGACCAAGTCAAACCAGCCTTTCCACAATCGTAGTAATGGGAACTAAAACAATCAATCAGTACCATAGCCTTACCGAGAATTGGTCCTCCACCATTGAGGGCAATAGAGTTCGCATACCCTAAGATCATTCTCCTTATAGATTCAGGTTCATCGGGCACTTCCTTTAATAGCTTGGCTACCTCTTTCCAAGTGACTCCCTGGCGTATCAAAGCCCTAGCAATCTCGATTGCTGGTGCCTCCAAATCAGACTCTTGGATGACCTTGATCTGCTTTTTCTTATCCTTCATTCCCTGGACTTGATGTAACAGGACCAAGGCTTTGCGTGCGGAGCCATCTGCTACCTGGATCAAACGCTCCTGAACTTTATCGTCCAGCTTGATCCTTTCCTTTTTGCAAACGGAGTATAGCAGTTTCTCCATCGTTTCAGAATCAAGGGACTTAACCTTAATGTCGGTGCACCTGGTTCTGATCGTGGGTATGAGTTTCTGCGGTTCGGTAGTACAAAGGAAGAAGTATGCCCAGTCCGGTGTGTCCTCGAGCATTTTGAGGAATGACTCTTGGGCTTGAGTGGTCATTTGATGACACTCGTCAATGATCCACCCCTTGGACTTCCCAATGATAGGAGATAGTCCTATCACACTTCGGATTTCCCTAACCGTTTCAATCCCTCGATCAACGGCAGCATTGATCTCTTCCAGATCTCTCCCTTCACAGCCAACCAGTTTGGCAATGATGCGAGCAATGGTAGTCTTACCACAACCAGAGGGACCAGTAAACAATATGTCATGCGGGATTTTATCTTTCTTGGCCATCCCTTCCAAAGAGTAAACCATATCATCCTGCCCAAGAACTTTACTAAGCTTCTTGGGACGGTAACGCAAATAGAGTTCCCTATTTTTCTTCACAACATTCTCCTTAAAAGTAGCACCACCCCAAAGAAGACAATCAATCCAAAGCACACCTTGAAATACAGCTCTTCAAGTTCTGAATAGATCTTCATGCGATCTCCACTTTCTTCTTATCAGCCCATGATCCGCCAATGTCAGCGACTTCCGCTTCGATACTGAGCGGAACAACAATCCACTTGTGGTACTTCAAAATCTTCTTGGTCATAATCCACTTCGCTTTCGCAAGCACTTCGTCAATCTCGTCCTCATGGAAATAAATCAACAAGCTGTCGTGGATCTCTGAAATGATCTTGGTCCGCATTTTCTTCTTGTTCAACCATTCCTGCAATTCAATCAGCGACCATAACAGCAAATGGAATGCACTTCCCTGAATGGGTGAATTGCAGACTTGCTTCCTATCGAATAACCCCTTGCCCACAAACCCGGTCTTGAACGGGAACCACCCTCGCTTGCAATACAGTTTCCAAAAGTCCTTTTTCCATTGGGCATACACTTGGAACCGTTTACCCCAAAAGTCTTTTTCGACTAATCGGATATGATCCATGAAAGTGCCCGGCTCAGTTGCGATCCTTCCGGTCTCGTGATCGGAGATCTTATCGCCCAGCTTTCTGATGCCTTGCTTTTTCAAGTGTTTCTTCAGCGGCACCCCGGCTTCCGTTTGCAGATCCATCAGTTGGATAGCTTCCCACAAGTTCTTTGAGCAATCATACCAGTAGCTGCCGTAGAACTCGGGGAACACATACTTGTTCTTGGCACAATACCGAATGTTCTTTGTGACCTCTTTCTTCTTCAGCATGTAACACTGCATCGCCATGTCACGATGCATGTCAGTACTTGGATCCTCGATGTACTTAATCATCATAGGATCTTTGTGATAGCAAGCGGACACACAAACTTCAATCCCTCCAAAGTCAATCTCTCCAATGCGATAGCCGTGGGGAGCGATAACACAGCGGCGGATCAATTCACCTTGGATCGGATCTCTAATTGGGAACTGATGGATCGGTGGATTGTTTGCACTGGATCGGTAAGTGATTGCCGTATGAAGATTCAGGACGGGATGGGTATAGCCGTTTTGCACTTCCCGCTTGATGCCTAATAAATATGTAGTCCTAGCTTTCTCCAGCTTCCGCAAGTCGAAGTACATTTTGACGAATGGTTCTTTGTCAACCACAAACTCAAATGCACTTATGTCTGCTTTGTTCTGCTTTGTTTTCTCCGTGGTGCGTCCAGTGCGTTTGTATCCGAGATCATCGAATATGATTTTCTCGAGTTGCTGGGGATTCCCCATTGCAGTCTTGCTGCCGAACCGCTTCTTCCATCGCTTAAAGACCTTGTGATCTTTAATCTGCTGGGTCATCTCCTTAATGCGTTTTCCGGTCTCCTCGATCTGTCGATCCAAATATCCTTCGTCGATCTTGATCCCATTGCGTTCTACTTGGGCAAACGCGACAGCCCCGCGATGGAATAAGTCAACAGCTTCTGGGGTTGCAGCTTTAACCACTTATGGTCTCCTCAATAGAGTCAATCGTATACTCTTTGATTTCGCCATTTGTCAATAGAACTTTAACATGAATCCATCGTCCTGGTTTATACCGTTTCCAAATGTAAGATTGAAGGTCTTCTGGATGGGGTGGGATTTGTTCGATATCTCGTTTCCATTCTAGCATCTCTTTTACTTGTTTGAATTCCTCTGTTTCGAGAAATTCCTTCATTGGCATATTGGTTATCATCCCTCCTCCTCATGGTATTCGAACTCGTCATCGTCCTCTTGATCGAAGTCCTCGTCATCGGAGTCATCGACGTATTGCCACTCCGTGTCTTCTAGCTCTTCATATTCCTCCTCGTCTTCCTCAAGGTCGAAGTTCTCGATTTCATCGTCATAACTATCACCCCAAGGTATGTCTGACATTTTAATCTCCTATGGTAACGTCAGCCGAACAGTTGGGAGTCTCCTGGCACCGAACCGAAACCAATTGAATTCTTTTCTTTACCAAGTATGCATTGGGTGCGAAATAGTCAAACAAGTAGCTGCTCAAATTCTCTGCGGTAGGGTTGTATGGAAGAAAGTATGCTTTGTCTCCCGACAACATCCCTCCCGGTTTGTATAAGTTAACAACTGGATCCTCTTGATGCAGGATCATGCCGTGGTCCCACCAAAGATCCAACCAATCCCCAATCACCTTTTTCAATTCCCCGAAGTCAATCACTCTTCCAAGAGGATCCAATTCAGGAGCGGTGAACGTGAAAGTAAATTCGTAACTATGACCATGAAGGTTTTTGCATTTACCCTCATGGTTTAGTATACGGTGTCCCGCGTCGATCCGAAACTTACGACTGATAGTTCTCATTGGACCTCCGATCCAAATTCAGGATGATAAAGTGAAGCCAGTAATCCGTGGATGTCTGGGGCTTTGTGTCCTGGTGGTTTGATTACTTTACCGTCCTCTCGAATGGTGCAACCAGGACCATACTTATCTATATTATTCTTATCTACTATGTTTAGGAAAGGTTCATCAGGAACTCCACATGCTGACAGTGTTCCGGTTGTGACCACTGATATATCACAACAACCGTCAATAGTTTCAGTCATGTCGAAGTCCCATTCCATTGCAAACTTAAATTCAGGCTCTTCCATATTCGCCATGAGGTGATAGTTTAATGGAATCCATCCCTTCGTTCCAGAAACAACAATCCCCACCCCCAAGCCTTTGGCGATAGTCTCCATAGCCTCCTCAAAGATCAATTTGGCTCGAAGGATTCGCACTTCAATGGAAGGTTCGGTTGGAACTTCTGGAACGTCCTGGGTTAGCTCCATTCCTTTAGCCACTTGGACACCGGCAGCAAGTGCCATAAAAGCTTCCACTCGTTGCTGATGTTCTGATTTTAGTCTCATGGTTTCACTCCTAATAGTTTCATTTGTTTAACTGCCGCCATGTAGGTCACTAGCGAATCGAATCCGTTATACAGTAACAGATCCTTCAACTCGACTTCCTTTATCCTGTTTTCCGCATAGCTATCCTCCTGTGATAAAAACGGACTGATGTGATCCGAGTAACAGCTGATCCCTAACAACACGAATCCTATGAATGACAAACTGCATATCCCCTTCCGTGGATCGTAAACGTGCATCTCGTTCATAGTGTCCCAAGTCCAATTCACAACTGGATCATGGGTCCACCGATCTTCGAACTTGAAGTTCTGACCATACTTGGGACACGGTGACGCCAGCAGCTTACGGAAAGCATTCTTAACTCGTCTACCCTCGTAAGGAAAAGCAATTGTCTTCTTACCCTTCCAGCAAACGGATGCACATCTGATTGTAGACTTGGGGTGGTCTGGTTTGAGTCTATCAGTCTCCAGGTCAAAAGCAATCGGGGCGGGATGCTTGCGGAACCAATTGAGCTTCTTGACAATTTTATCTGGCTCGTAAAGTAACTGGATGGACTTGCGTAAGTCCTTTACCTTTTTGTACGGCTTTGAGTCTATCGTGTTTAAGAGTTCTAAGTGCTCCCCGTAGATCTTTTCGATGGGCGTTCCGTTCTTAGCTTCGGACAACTCACGCTTGATGAAACTGGGATGGAAGGTGGGAATGATCCAGGTGTTGAGATCACGGCATGGGATTTTCCAGCCGGCCCAGCGGGACATTGCTCCTATACCTTCAGTCCATATTCCCGTTGTGACTGACTCAATCGCAGCTTTTCCCACTGTCAGGATAACATTGGGTTCCAGCTCTTTTATAGTTCGTGCGATGTTAGGATGACAGTAGCTGATCTCTTCGCTGGTGGGAGTGCGATTCTTTTCAGGGTGACATATGAGTGCATTGGTCAACCAGCAATCCCGATCCATCTTGATCCCGATTTCCTTCAATCGGTTTTTCAAGTATGTTCCAGTCTCCCCAATGAAGGGACGTCCCTCCTTATCCTCATTGTATCCAGGAGCTTCACCGACGATCAGGATTTTCCGTTCGCCCTTTCCATACACTTCCATTAAGGGTGTGCGGCAATGATTCTTCAAACCACACATGCCACATAAAGGCACCAGCGATCTGGGTCTGGGTTTGGTCAGGATTGATTCGGGAAAGAAACCCATTATTTTCCTTTCAACGGGGCGGGAGCGAGACTGGTAACGAACACACCTTTCTTTCCGAACTCAACTTTCAGCAAGTTCTTTGTGACCATCAACTTGTTTTGCCGCTTCAATAGTTGTATCAGCATCCGTGGCGGGATCATAAAGCTAAGTGCCTTGCCACCATAGCGAACCTTCCTCGTCTCCTGATACGATCCGTAAGGCCCTTCTCCTTGCAATACGATTTTGCCCGGCGTCAGGTCCACACGGATTTGAACCTTTTGGGTCTTGGGCACATTGTTATCTGCCAGCACTTCCGCTCGATCCGCAGCTTCGATTAGTCCCTTGGGGAAGATTGCTTTCTTTCCCTTGACCTTTGCTACAGCGGACATCTGTTGGTAATCGTCCATCCACCGACGGCATGAGATCGTCAGCTTCTCTTCATTGCGGAAGTGCACCCACTCCTTCCCCTCGCTGAATTCACTCATAGCCAAAGTCACAATCGCTTTGAGCGATGGTTGACGTACCAGGAAGTCCGTTTTCAAATCCATCTTCAACTTGTACCTAGCGAATTGCCAGTTGTCGAACGCTTCCAAGTACTTCTTGTTCAAATGGATACAAGTGAGTATGAATTTAGCTTCGTCCTTGCTGGCACACTCGTGGACAAATTCAACTGCTTCGGAAAAGTCCTCCGGCAGCTTCTTCCAGCGTTTGGGGATCTCCAAGTTCTTGAGGTAATCCAAATCCTCCTTTTGCTTTGTGATCCTAACCTTCTTGCGTTTGCCCTTTATGACGATCTCTTCATCCCTTTCGGTTATGTCGAGTTGTGGTTCAGTCAGCTTGGCGAGCATATCTCTTAACGGTGCGGCCGGTACAGCCCCGTTAATGTCCAACTCCGTTTCACAGGAACAAGCTACTTCGTCATTGAAAGTGATGACACGCTTGTCCTTGAAAACATAGCAACCTGACTGATCGACCACGCCCCGATCAGATAAACCGTGAGTAGTTAATTGAAGTGCGTTGAGCAATAGCTCTCTGTCAACGTGCATTTTTCTTTTTCCTCATTTCGCGTTTACGTTTCCTTGCCATCGTGCGTAGAAACTTGGACTTACGCTTTCCGAGTTTCTTCTCCTTCAATTCCCAAAACGTGAGCATGATATCTATATCGTGCCCCACTGCTTCTCGTGGGTCCTCCCAGATATTTGATTTGGTGGTAGGCTTGGCCCCCGCGAAGTATATAATCATTACATTTGCCTTTCATCGCGGAAGAACTTATCGAACTTCATTTCACGATTACGTCTTCTTGACTTCCGCCGGCTTCGCTTCTTTCGTTTAGCTCTGTCTCTGCCCGTAGCATCTTTCTTATGACGACGATCAAAGATGGGATCAATCATCTCTCATGGCCTCCATCAGCGTAGGACGAATGTCCCTATGGAACGGCCAAGGCCATTTGGGCATGGATCGAGCAACTGCCTCGAAGTACTCAATCGTGGCGGCACAGCGGACGAGATTGGAATTAGTGATACCCTCCTCGATCACCTTTCCCTTTTTATTCCGGCTGCCGAATGGTATATGAATGTGGTCTAACCACTTACGAATCTGATGTTGCTCGGACTTGGTGTGATGTAGGAAATGTCTACCCTTTCCCTTGACCCGATCCAAGTACGGAGACTGATCGTCGAAAAAGATCATTCGGGTCTTGGAAAGATTGTCCGGTGAAAAGGCCACAACAGCTTGACCAAAGTAAGCAGCCTTTTTCCACGTGACTGAATCGCAGCTAAACCACGGATACCTGGAAATCATGTGATAGGTGGTAACTGCGAATCCGTGGATCTTAGCTTGGGGTAATCGGTCCGGAGTATCACAGATCAAATTCCATGCTCGATCCGCCCACGGCGTATAAGGATTCTTCCCTACAGGTCCACCCATCCCAATGTACTTATAGCCGGCGTCCAGATATTTTTGAATCCACTTCATGGGAGTGTTGAAGTGAACTACCGGCATGGGTTTTAGTCCATGTTCGTTTTCCAAGTACTGCTGGACTTTCCATGTCAGCTTAGGGTTACGGATGACGTCCACTGAAACGTAGTAGTCGAATGAGTCACCCCATTCCTTAATGAACGCGGCATATCGATCTACATAATTCCAGAAGTCCTCTCCCTTGTAGAGACTCCAATCAATCCGTCCGCCCTTTCGTTTTGATTTCTTGAATAGTAAGTTCGTAAAGCTATGTGCTCCTGAGTCACATATTATGAGCTTCCTACCCACAGCCAACCTCCTTAATGATTTCACAGATTCGATCCGTGACGGTTTCTTGATGATACTTTTTTCTCAGTATGTTTTTCGTACTGACTCCAATGTATCCACGTTCCATCTGAGCCATGTAAGCTCCTAACTGATATTCCATATCGGAGATGTCCTTACACAAGGAATATTGTGGATGGATTTCTGGATAGCACAAGTCATCTGGAACTAAACACATGCAGCCTAAACAAGCTGCCTCGACCATTGCGATCCCAAAAGTCTCCATCGTTGCAGTGCTAACAGCGATTTTGGATCTAGCTAGCAAACGATAGTACTCGTTCTTTGTTTCACACACCTCTTTGGATTTGATGAACTTCCAATTAGAGCCTTGGAATTGCCAGGCCAACCGATCAAACAGTTCCGGGTGTTTGTCCTCTGCAATCCTGTGTGGCCAGACTACAATGTTTTCCTTTTCGCATTGAATGTCTGGAACTTCAATGGGGTATCCAGTCACATGGACCTTGTCAGCATCTTTGTCTATCCACCCAAGTGATGCTAACATTCGTTCCTTGTGATATTGTGATCCCACACAGATGGCATCACACATTCTAAACCAAGTGCATTCACTTCCCTTGACCCATTTGTGGAATCCCTTGATCCCCAGCAAGTCATTGGACAAGTACGACCCAGCGTGCCAGAACCCAACGATTTTGAGATTGATCCCTCTCATCTCTGCAACGTATTTGAGTGACTCGATTCCAGGGAACCATGCATCGTGGAGGAAGCAAACCACAGTACTTTCCTTTGGCCCTGCCATGCTTAATAGACTCACAGCTTTCCTTAGCTGTGTGAACTTCCAACCGAAAGTAACATTCGGATCTAGAAATTCGGAAGAGCTTATTGTGGAAGGAGGGAAATCATAGTTGGGTATGAAAAGTGTTTCATAAGGGATGTTCCATCTCTTAAACGCTTCAAGGAACCAGCGATGCCATTGCTTACTGTATCTAGTTTCGATAGGCTCAATCGGAAAATCGAGTATGAACACTGGTCGCTCCGAATGTTAAAATGGGTAAGCTGTCGGGAAAGCCCCCAGCCGGCCCGCTGCGGGGCTGGGCTGTGGCAGCGTACACGATAGCGGCCCCCCGTTCAATCGCAGCGTAGCGGCCCGCTGGGGGGCTGTGGCTGGGCTATTCCCCAGCCGGCCGGAACCGTACCAATCGGGGGAAGCGGAGTTTGCCTTTTGGGGTGTAGTTACCGAATCGCACTGTCGCTCTCTTCCCAATGTATTTCCTTTTGTTCCTGAACCATTCCTTGTACTGTTCATCGGTACCTCGAGCGTTAGTCTTTTGAGTTTCACCGTTAGGTAAACGGATGATGAACCTTCCCATCATACCTGCTCGTTTACCTTTACCTTCGATAACGTCCACCACTTCGAACTCTTCATCAATGGTCTCCTTTCGTTTGATTAAGAACTTCGATCTCTTCTTTGGCTCGTATGGTCCTAGTAAGCGGATCATTTGCCCTTCGTATCCGGCCTTCAAATAGGACTCATAGTACTTGTCTAGAACTAATTGTCCTGGGATGGCATCAGTCTCCACCAAAATGATTTTAGAATTTTTGGGCAACAGTTCAGCTAGTCTAGCAAACCTCATATCAAAAGTCATATCCCCAATGTTCTTCCCTATGATGCTCTCACCGCAGCAATCGAACACATGGTACTGCATCAACTTGGCAGCCTTAGCCAAATCGTCCTTGGTGGGTTTGGTCTTGCGGACGATGCTACTGATTTCGTCGAAGTCAGCACGGAACTCGTGGTTGTAGAACTCCCCATCGAGTATCATCAATGGCTGGAGTCTGAATAGCGGCTCGAGAGCAGCTTCAATGTGAGGGCAACAAACGTGCCTCTTGCCGGTGCGACTCCACAATCCATCTCGCGTGGCGATGCATCTGATCCCATCGAGTTTCGGCTGGGAGAAGACTGGAAAGACTAATGGCTGCTTGAGATCTTGGTATCTCGGGGCTAGCATAGGCTCCAGGAAAGTAGCCGTTTTATCCACTTGCTTAAGTTTAGAACCCCAGCCACGCTCCGTCTTAATACGCCATTTGGCTTTGGCCTCTCTTCGAGCCTGTTCAACAGGAGTTGTCTCGTTCGAACGACCAAGGCTTTTTCCGGCACATAGAGTTGGTTTACTATGCTTGAGTGCCCCGTCCACTTGACCTGCAATGGTAAAGTAGAAATTCTCTTGCCAGTAAATAGTCCACTGTTGGATTCGTCCACTTGACGTCCTTTTATAAAGGGTTGGAAGCGACTTCACTCTTTTTATCATTGATTATTCCTTTGCGTAAATGCAGGCTCCATTTTCACCGTCCTCGGACACTTCACAAAACAGCAAGTTGAATGTAGTTACTAGCTCTCGAGCGATCATTTCACAACTGTCCTCGAATTGTTTGTCCTCCCATGTCGCTCGCACATAGCCCAGCATATTTTTCTTGAGGTTGATGAACTCAATTTGTCGATCATCTCCTGTAACTGCTTGGGCCGCTTTGACATTGAACTGATGACGATGGGGATGCCTTAAATAAGCTTCCTTACCCGATGCTCCCTTCCAATGGTGAATCCCTGTGAATGTGAACGTGACAAAGATATGATCTTTCATTGTTCCTCCTTATTCGTAATCGAAGAAATTTCGAGAATTCAATACCACTAAAAGTTCGCCCCCATCAGTTAGTAAGCCTTCCAACTTTCCCTCCCTGATTTGCGGTTCCACTTTGTCGATTTTCTTCCCTACAAAAGAATTGTCACGCCATGTCCTCCATACATTGATTTGGTTCCCTTCAACATATTCAAAGTCTATCATCCAAGGGTGCCCATCGAGTTCACACGTTGCGATGGGACGTTGGCTGATCTTGTTGATCGAGTTATATAACATCTTCCGGTATCCCTTCTTGCTCGAGGAGAAAATTCTCGATCATCATTTGATAACGCTCAGTGATTTCCTTTGCCTCCTTTTGTGCTTTAAGAGCATTATCCTGATACTCCTTTGTTGTATCATAAACACTATGCCTTCCGTAATTGATTCCTTGAATGAAAGCTAATACGATAAGGCCTACAGTGATGATCACTTTGCGAACCCATTTTTCTTGCATGTCATTTTCCTATCAAACGGTAGAACTCTTGACGGGTGTTAAGGTCTTCCTTGAACGCTCCAGTCATGGAAGCAGTTTTCATTATGGAGTTCTGCTTGTTAACTCCACGACATGAGATGCAAAGATGCTTGGCTTCGAGAACACAAGCCGTTCCAATCGGCTTTAAGTACTTAGTCATAGCATCGGTTACTTGCCGACAAATCCGTTCCTGGATTTGAAGTCTGCGAGCATACACTTCCAGCAATCGGGCCAGCTTGGATATGCCGACAACTTTCCCGCTGTTGTAAGGGATATACCCTATATGAGCGACTCCAAAAAATGGGAGGAAGTGATGTTCACAAGTTGAATAGAACTCGATGTTGTCCAGGACAATCATTTCGCTATACCCATTAGGGGTGTCGAACCTGGTGAGCATTTCCTCAATGCTGTCCTCTTGTTCATACCCAGAAAACAATTCAAGGTATGCTCTGAGAACACGCATCGGGGTGTCCTTCAATCCATCCCTATCGGGATCGTCACCAGCATAGTAAATCAAACGCTTAACTGCATCCGATGGAAGGATTTCTTCCACTACGTTCATGTTGGGTCTGTCATATGGCATTACTGTAACCCCGCAATTTTGTGGACTTGTAAACAAAGACGGTAATCGTACTTCATGACTGAATCGACGGCGGCCTGCATGTGCCGTTTGTTCTTCTCCTCGTTATCCTCGTCGAGTGGTTGTACGTAGATGGTAACATCCTGCTCCCCATTCCTGGGTCGGGCTGGTTTCCCCACCATGCCCAATGCGGACGTAGGTAAACCATCATCCTTATCAACGTGATCTGCATCCAGCACGTACTTATAGTAGTCCGGTCGAAGTCGTTGATGGATCGACGGAGTCTTGGGAGAGCAAACAACGGTGACTTTGCTGTACGGGAAGTCATCCAAATATAAAGTCCCATTGGTTTCGATTTGAACTGGATGCCCGGACAGTAACAACGCTCGGACAGTCCGATTGATGTCCTGGCGGAATGGCTCACCTCCAGTAATCACCACCAATGCCCCTTGACCGTAAGCATTGATAGTAGTTAGTACAGCGGGAGGGGTCATCTTCTTGCGGTTCGTTGTGTACTCGGTATCGCACAACGGGCACTGAAGATTGCATCCACTCAATCGCATGAACACAGCGGGCATCCCTGCATATGGACCTTCACCCTGAATGGTGGGCCAGATACTATGGACTTCAATATACTCCTTTGTTTCCTGGGGCTTTTCGGCCGGCTGCTGATTGCGGACAATGGGCGGGGTCATTCCTGAAGGCCATTGAGTCATTTTAACATCCTTTGCAGCTTGGAGAACTTGGACTTCTTCGGCTTCTTTTTCTTGATCGGTTTTACCTTATGCTCACCGATCACTTCAATGGGGAGGTTGGGCATATGCTTCTGAACGTATTCGACTCCTGTGCCCCTTTCCACGGTTATATGGATGACATACCTTTTGCTTGTGAGTCCTAATGGAACAGGCAATGAAGTTCCAACGTCAATCACATCCCTTGTCCTTGTTTGTCGGATTGTTGCCTTCGTCAGGTTCATTGATTACTTCCTCTTTTGCTTGGAAACGAGCTCTAATAGTCCTGGGCGATTCTCAATCGCTTGCTGCTGTTCCCACCACGGTTGGAGTTTCTTAGTGGGAACCAAACTGTGATTGCCCTCCTTCAGCAATCCGTTAAAGATCATATACTTGCGGACGTCTCCTTTGACCAACCACACTGGACGCAATTTATCTTCGGTCGAGCCGGGCCGTAGTAACCACGGCCATAGTTTCATAATCTGACGGTGAGTCTGTTTGATACCTTCATTGCGTTGATCTCGATCCCGATACCACAATGAGTTCTTATCGGAGCTAGTGCCCTGGAATGTTTCAAAGAATAAGTCATTGCACTTCAAACACTCCTTGCCCATCGCAGCACACTTGTAGCGTAGCATACTATCATCGTTGAACTGCCACGAGTCATTTGCGATCTCTTCCTTTCGCATCATGACTTTGAGATCGGAGCGGACCATTATCGCCCAGCCGGTGACAGCTTGAGTGGGAGAATAGAATTCTCCTTTGTTGTGCCGTGCCATGTAGAATGAATCACGCAGCACACCCTTGCAAGAAAAGAACATACAAGGGGCTGGCATCTTGTCGGGATAGTTCAGCCAGATGGCTATCTGTTCCCACGGATCAAGGTCTATATCCTTCATTTGGGTGGGCACTACATCGTCACCCAGGATAAGCATGGAATCCATTCCACCAGTGTTGTAGAAGTGCTTGAGTGCTCGATTGTGGATTTCGAGTTTGTAGAGACGACGGGGGACAAAGTCACATTCGAATCCTTTCATTATGGACTTGGCCCATGCGGGATAACCGGAGCAAACGGATACTATCTTTTGCTCAGGAAATTTATCGGATAGGATCATCCTTTGTCGTTTGTGGAACCCAACTCTTTTCTCTTGGAGTTCTGGGGTGCCACCGAGATACGAACAAATGACTATGTTCGCATATTTCAGTACGTCTTTCATTGGTCATCTCCTGATTCGGGGATTGTGAGATCAACCAAATCTTCAATCAATTCCCTCATCTGTCTGTTTGCCACCTGCTGCTTCATTATCAAGTTCTGGAGTAGCTGGGGAAATAGAGCAGCATATTCGATCTTTTCGGGAACGCTGCAACTCGTAAGCTTCTTGGAGTACGTGCTTCCTTTAAGGATCCAGAATCCCCATACTCCGTCTTTCTTAGTCCAATGCAATGCTTTGACGCCAGCGGGAATACCAATGGAAATAGAGTTTAAATACTCTTCCAGGATTTCGATCTGCTTGGATAAGTCACCAGCTAGCTTGCAGAACTTGGCTGCATCCAGTTCTAGCTGATTGTAGTCAATAGAGAAATCGAACATTGATCTTGCTCCGAAGTGCGAACTAAGGTATAGTAATTGAACTCGGGGGAAGTGTCTGTCCTCCCCCCGAGTTCA